CAACCCCTTGCGGGGTTGGCCATGGCGTTCGCCTAGGCAACCTCTTGGTTGGCTACTTCTCCCCATTAGGGGCTGACCTGGAGTCTTATGCCTGTTATAAATACCGAACACTCGCTTGGCTATCGCACTCGTAACTTTCGTTATGATGGCCCTAGCCTTACGAGCCAAGAGAATACGACCTTTGCAAAGACCTGGACCAATTCTCGTATCACAGTAACTAATAAACGATGGCGATGGCTTATCCGTCACGGGCTCAATGCCACGAACGGTTATTCCAGATCCACGTTTAATTTGTTTAATGTGCCTACGACTGGTTTTGGTACTTTCTCTGATCCTTCTCAGGGTGTTAACGGGCAACCGACGACGTACTACATAGATCAATGGGACTTCGGGGTTAACCCCTTAGATCCTATTAATTTCAGTGCGTCCCAGGCAGATTTGCTAGCTCGACAGCGCTTCGTCTCTAATTACCGGGAGATAAGAACCGCCTTTCAAGGTGGAACTTTCCTCGGTGAATTGATGGAAACTGTGCGCATGATAAAGCGTCCTGCTTCAGCTCTTCGCGATGGAATAAACCGTTATCATTCAGACGTTAAGAAACGTCTGAAGCGGTCTAAGCATCCGAATCGTGTTGTGCAGGATACTTGGCTCGAATACGTCTTCGGATGGGCCCCTCTCATCAGTGATATCAGTTCTGCCTGTCAATTGGCTACTGCTGATCCTTATCGGATCATGCAACCAATTCACGGCTCTGGTTTCGTTGATTGGGAAGAGGAATCCGGGGACGTCAATCGTGCACCAAGCACCATCGGTGGTCCGCTCGTCTGGGTCTCTCGATACAGACGAATGAACGACGTTGGTGTAAGGTACAAAGGAGCCGTTAGTGCGGAGAATACTCCCCCTTCGTTTCCGGAGCAATTAGGCCTAAGCTGGTCTAATGTACTCCCTACGATCTGGGAACTAATTCCGTACAGCTTTCTTGTCGATTACTTTACTAATGTAGGTAAGGTGATCGAGGGTATCTCCACAGGTCCCATTTCGCTTGCTTGGGGTTGCAAAAGTACACGGAAACGGAGTTCTTGCTTTAAGCAGGTTCTCTTTAATCCTGTGACTACTACTGCGAACTACAATAACTCGCGAAAATGGAGTGGTTATATCACCGGGTCTGGCAGGATTGGTCACTATTCCTGGTTTCTCCGTGAGTCCGTTGAACAGGTATACGTCGGTATTTCCGACTTCACCTTTAAACTACCCGGGAGCGGGACCAAGTGGCTTAATATTGCAGCTCTCGCGCGTTTGCGCGGGTAACTGCTTAAACCAACAATACCACTGTCGTGAGACAGAGGAGTTTACTGTGACGATTTCTCTCACAACTCCGGTTACTGGGGCTGCCCAGACCGGTCTCACCTCGCCCACGTACACCCATGTGGTCGACACTCCCCCGAATGCGTACACGAAACAGTATGCGGTCACCGCTTTAGGCGGGACCCAGACTGGCGTGGACGTTCACGGGGCGTCGAAGCCATTCACGATCTCCTTCTCACGTCCGCAGACCATTAGGCCTGCGTTCGCGCCAAGTAACGTGACTGGGGTGATGCCAAATCAGCCTCGAAATGTCTATTCCGTTAAGGTTCGTAAGGGCGCAGCGCCCGGTACGAATCAAGTTCCTCAGATCTGCGTTCTCAGTTGCGACTTTTCGGTCGTTGCTGGCGCGGATTTGATCGAACCGGAAGACATTCGAGCTGCCCTCTCGCTACTTATCGGTAGCTTGAGCCAGCAGTCAGCTGGTCTCGGGGACACGCTGATCAATGGCCTCCTTTAACAAGAGGCAGTTGGTCAAGCTGGTCACGAGCCTGCTAGGCGGACTCTTGGCTTTGTTCTTGGGCGTAAACCTCCCTTAGGGAAGTTCACACTTAGAGGCGAACCGTGATTAATATCACCGCTCTTTCTCAATACTTACTCGAGGACCTCCATGATTACCACAACTTCGATTTCTTCAGATTTGACTCCCATTTCACGGCTTTTGACGACCTTGCGGTCATCGGGAGTCGTGATCGACCAAACCTTGGTGAATCAACAGGAGGCGACGGCTTGTCTCAAACGATTCCTTTTCGAGGAACTCGTGAGGGCACGCCACTCGCCTACCTTCGATACCAAGGTCGGTCGGGGAACCGACCTGGCTCTCCTGTCGATGATGTTTTCAGGATTGTGCTACGACCAGCTCATCGAGCGAATCGTGTACGTCCTGTTACCCCTCGACTGGGACAACCTAGAGTCGGAACTGACTTAAGTCAGGTTCTGAAACTCTCAGAGTCGTGGGAAAGTGAAGCGTCGCCCCATGTTATGGCATCTCGTGCGCTGGTTAGGTCTGTCCCGAAGAAATTTCGGGACGAGATTACTGCCGTTGCTGAGGATGTCGCACATGACAAATTCTTACGCATCAATAATAGATGTGCAAGTTGGCGACTGAACCCGCTGTGTTCCTGGGACGAAGAATTAGTCGGTCTCCTTAAACAAGAGCTCGATAACTTTTTTCATCCTGGGGGCGAACCTCTTGACCTTTCACCGAATGCGATTTTTGATCGCGGTAGGTGTGGTCCGGGGGCGAGCCTTGGTGCTAACGGGGTTGACTTCTACACGAAGTTATTCTCGTCCAAACTAACAGCAACGTCCTTTGATGTGTACTATGCGTACGCAAAGTGGTGTGCCACAGATCCCAATTGGCGAGACGCCGAGTTTTCTCGGCTTACCTCGTTTGGGCTGCCAACAATCACTTGTGAGTCTTCTATGACTTTCGTTCAGAAGAATCGCGACACGAAGCGAACCATATGTACCGAACCTAGTCTGAACATGTTTGCTCAGTTGGGTATAGGTGCAATTCTGGAAGATAGATTGTCGTCCTTCTATGGGATCGACTTATCTCTTCAACCAGAACGGAACGCTGAACTTGCTAGATTAGGAAGTATTGCCGGGGCGATCGGTACGATCGACCTCGAAAGTGCTTCCGACTCCTTGTCCTTAGGTATGTTGGATGAGGTACTTCCCCAGTGGGTGTTTGACACCCTCTGTGAGTATCGTTGTCCTTTTACCAAGCTCCGAGGAGAGCGAGTTCTGTTACATATGATTAGTACGATGGGAAATGGTTTTACCTTTCCCCTTCAAACTATCATTTTCGCGTGTTGCGTTCAAGCCGTGGCTAAGCAGATAGACGTGCCTTTACGGCGCGCCGACTCTGTTGTGTCTACTTGGGGTGTCTTCGGTGACGATATTGCCTGTCCGACAATTTTTTCGGATCGACTTTGTCGTCTCCTAGAGATCCTAGGGTTTCACATAAACGGCGAGAAGTCCTTCACTGACAAGTGGGGGACGTTCCGTGAGTCTTGTGGGCATGACTATTATCTTGGTCATGATATCAGAGGTGTGTATGTAAAATCACTCCTCACTCCACAATCACGCTTTGTAGCTATCAACCTCCTTAATGAATGGTCTGCTCGGTGGGGGATACCCCTTATCCGAACTATCGGCTATCTCCGGGACTCTGTGCGGGTTATGGCAATACCCGCATGGATGGGCCCTGACGCCGGTATTCGGGTCCCCGTAGAGGCTGTGAGGTCTGGGTTAACTTCAGTGCTTAGTAGTACTAAAAGAAAGGGTTCTTACCTTTTCAAGTATTACCGCGCTGTCGTGCCTTCACTCATGGTTCTCGAGGATTCGATTGCCGTTCCACGGAATATTAATCACATTCCGCGCCGTGCCTATAACCCAGCTGGGTTATTGATAGCGGCGATTGGTGGCTATCTAAGAGGTGGCAGGATACCCTTAGCCCTTAAGCAAGGCGAGAATCCGTGCTATCGAACGATGTCGGGAGTCACCCCCTCTTGGGGGCCTTCCGATGAACAGGTCCAATTGCAAGGATCTGGTTTTTGGGAGCGGTGGAAAACCGCTATTCTCGTAAACCTTGGTTTCGAGAGTCCTGAGGC